CGACGAAGATGTAATGCTTGAGCGAGAAGGCCGTGACCGTCGTGGCCTTCGTCGTGAAATCGCCCCGCTGACCGAGATGGAGCGGGGTACTCGGCGTATCGAGGAGGGTGACGGTATCTATGTCGCCCCGCAGTCCGATATGCCGACCGCCGAGACTGGCGTTGGTGAGGTCCTCGGTAACGTCGATATTGTCCGCTACACGGGCGACGACGTGATTATTCCCCGTATGACTCACGGGATGACCGTGGACGCGGAGGATCTTCAGCTTGGGAACGCGAACGAGAAGGTTCGCCGTGCCCAAGACGCCGTGATGGAGATGTTCGACATTCAGGCTGATCTTCAGTTCCTTCTCGGCGTTAGTGACGAGAACGGCAATCAGGTCCAGAAGGGCGTTTTCGAGTGGATGGACGACAACATCCCCGACGAAAACGTCATTAATGCCGCCAACACCGATTACGACAACTATCGGCTTGACAGCGGTGGACAGCCGTCGAACATCGTTCAGCGTGTCGCCTACGGCAAGACTACGGGCATCTACGCTGACGATGGATGGGATATGGCGCTGTACCCCCACAACGTCGAGGCGCTGTGGAACACCATCGACGCGAACAGTGGTGCCGCACTCAAGTCCCAGTGGGCGAACTTCGGTGACGACTCCGATAACGTCGGCGTCAGTGGCGAGTTTACCATCCCGAGCCACACGGGGCTTCGGACTGCGCCCGACGCCGATGAGACGCTCAAGTTCGACATTACGGGCAACCTCCCCACTGCTTCGAACGGGGCTGACGACGACGTGATGTGGCTGCTCCCCGACCACGGTGGCGACTTCTTCGAGATGTACGAGCATCCCGAACCGACGCTTATTCAGGAGCCGATTCGGAAGAACGGAGGCGCACTCGAATACGAGTACTACTGGCGTGCTGGACAGGCATACGGCTTCGGGTCCCACCAGACCGACGACGGTGCGGGTGGTAGTATCGCTCACGACGCTATCAAGATCGAAAACGTCAGTTCCCTATTCTAAGGTCTGATGGGAATGGGACGAGAATCGTACGATCCGTCGTATCGACAATCGAACGTTGATGCGACGTTGGAAGATCACGAAACCCGAATTACCAGACTCGAAAAAATCGCACTGATTGGGTTTGGATATCTCGTTGCGGACGGGGCAGAAATCGTTTCGACATTCAGTTCCCTACTATAAATGGACTTGCCATCATTTGCCATCACGGACGATGCTGCGTTAGAGACAGCCGTCCGTGATAAAACGTCGTATGCAGACAGCGGCGACGAATGGCCGACAACGCAAGCGACGGGCAATATTGAAGATGCCAAGCGTCATTTGTATATGAAGACGGGTTCGGAACGCTGGTACGAGGACGTTGCGTACGGGCAGGCCCTCGTTGCCATTACAGCAATGAAGGCCAAAGAAGCCGTCGAAAACATTAACATCGACCAGTACGGTATCGGTGACGAATCGATTTCCTTTTCGAACGCCGATCCAGACAGTTCCCAACAGATTCAATCGTGGAGTGCTGAGGCTGATCGTGCGTTGAGCGAGTCCGAAGTAACGTTCGAAAAGAGAACCGATCTCCCGCTTCAAAACACGAGTAATTACATCGGATGAGTAGATCGAGCGGCATTCCAAGACGACGTGGGTTGGGCGGCATTAGTCGTATCATTTCCTCAAGAGCCACGTCGAAGGAGATACGCCGCTATGAGGAAACGACTAACTCACTCGGCAATACTGAACAAAGCCTCGAATCGGAGCACATCGAGTCGCTGTGGCTGTTTGCACCGAACGAGGGTATTGGGACGGAAGTCGTTGGCGAACGGCTTGACGGCGCACTGAACGGCCTTTGCGTTGCTGCTGATACGGTAGATCTGTCTCACAACGATCGAGTAACGCACGGTGGGGTTGAATACGAGATCGATACCATCGTTGGCCATCCAGATGACGACGAACCCGATGGTACTGCATCACCCAACACTGACTTTTGGGTAATCACGTTCACGAGGCGACAATGACGGTTAAAGTCGGCGTGTCCTCGAACATCGATTCGGTCATCAAAAGCGTCGATGACGTACAAGACGACGTTAAGACCGAGTTTCGGCGGAAAGTTTCTAACGCCGTTCGTGTGATGTGGAAAGATGCGTTAGGATATATCGCGTCCGACCCACACGTTAGTGGCGAATTGATGCAAAGTACTGACTTTACCGAATCGATTGGTAGTACGTCGATGGAGTTTGCCGTCGAAGTGAATCGGCGTCGATCCGAATACGCCGCTGTGGTTGAGTTTGGTAGCGGCCTCAAGACGAACACGCCGTTTGAAGGCTCGGAACCGATCCCACCTGATATGTACGACTCAGTGCCCTCAGACTTCCCGTACGAGAGTCCTGACATTCCGTACAACACTGACGATCCCTCGGACACGCAAGGCTACGAGAAGTTCTACGGATTTACAAAATACATCGAGGAATGGATGCGAACAAAGCCGTTGACGCCGAAAAGCGGCAATTACTTTGTCTCAGCGGCCTACATCGCTGCCGAAATTATTGAAAAAGGTAACTACGCGCATCCGTTTCTCCGACCCGCCTATTTCGACAACGAACTGCTCATTAAAGAAGCAGCCCAAAACGCACTACGGAGTGTGGCACGATAATGGCAACACGCAAAGCTATCAAAGAGGATTTTATTGCGTCGATTAACGCGGTGCTTGACACCTACGACGCGCATATTACTACCGAGTATCCTAACTCGGAAGAAGCCTATCCCGCTGTTGTGTACTCATATGCGGATCGAGAGGTTCCGATGAACAATCGGTCTGCACCAACGAATACTGAAACACTCCAAGACGGGACGGTGCTTGAGACGTACTCGACGGTGATGGAAGGCGTGTTCAGCATCGAAATCGTAGACTCGGATGAACTGCGTCGTGAAGATGTGTACGGATCTATCAGAGAGTATTTTGAATCCTTTGCACATCCGATTAACGACGAATCCGACGTAAACGCCGATGCGTATCGAATCACAGTAAGTGACTCGACGCCGACCAATTTTGAAGACCGCACACCACGCGGTCGTGGTGATGCGATGGACATTTCGGTTTTTCATACCAGACAACAAACACAAGAACTTGACCCAATGGACACGATCAATCAAACGACTGACGAACAACGAACAATAGAGTAATATATGAGCGAAACATACGGAAATATTCAATACGAAGCGACCGTCAAGAGTGGCGGTGTAACGGCAGTTAGTGCCGCTTTTGAACGAACTGGTGCCATCGTTGGTGAGATGAACGTTGCTGAAGGATCGGCAACGGAAGGTGAAGTGCAGACCCTTACCAATTCCAACAACGTCGATACGCTGTTCGGTGACAACTCGGATCTGGCTCGGCAATGTCGAGGGGCCTTCGCAAATGGCGTTGGCACGCTGTATGCGATTCCCGTGACCGAAACGGAAGAAACGGACGTTGTTTCGGGGGCTGCAAGCGGTGCACTCAATAACGCGCCCGTCTTTGATCCGAACGTTCACGAAGAACACGACGTTACCGCAACCGACACGACTGAAGCAACAACGGTCGATGTCAGCATCGTCTACGACGAAGGGGATGACATCGCAACGCCGTCCGAAGCCAATTCCATTAATCTGAACCCCGTGACGGGCGAATGGGAGGCTGATGAGTCCTCGGACTACGAGATCGACTATACGTACGGCGATTATTCGGGTGCCATCAAGCAAGCAGCCGAACTACAGCCGCGTATTGTTGGTGTTGCGACAGCCAACGAATCGCTTGGCAACGATTGGCTAACCGAGGCCAATAGTTACGATACTGACTTCGGGTTTATGCACGGTCTTATCGGTGCGATGCCCGAGACGGATGCGAACACGTACGACGATTCCTTTGACGATCGTCGTCTGTCCGTCGTTGCTTCTTCACGAGGCTATCTCGATGCTGCCGAAACCGAAGAAGCCTACACTATCGGCGCACTCGTGGGCAAACAAGCAAGCAAGGCACTTGGTGACTCAACCACCTACGAGTCGCTTAACGGATTCACGTCGCTGCGAACGTCGTATCTCAACACTGAGATCCAGACACTTGTTGACAAACAAGTGCTTCCGCTCAAGGAAAGTGGTGGAGTTAAGGTCATTAAAGATATGACGACCTCGACTGATCCGCAGTTCGAACGGATCTACGCCTCGGAAATCGTTGACGAGGCGACTGAGATTTCGAGACAGATTTCGGAGAACTTCACTGGTGAAAAGAACACCGAAGACAATCGACTGCTCCTTCGGGAGTCGCATACGTCTTCGTACGAGGAGTTGTCCGACGACGATCTGCTCGAAGACTACTACGTCCAAGTCGAAAAGGGCGCAACTGACTTTGAGGTTGATATGACAATTGGACTCGATGTGATTGGACTGATGGACTTTATCGACGTAGAGATAATCATTGGCGATGTCGTCCGTAACGGAGGTGTCGCCTAATGTGGCATCCAACTAACGCGAACGACGTGACGCTGATCGTGAGTCGCGTCGAACGTGACGAGGACGGTACTCGAACGGGCGCAACGACGATCGGTACGTCGGCTGCCATCACCGTTGACGACTTCGAGCTTGGCACCGAGGAGGATCTTGAGGGGCTGAGTGGCATCGGTAACTCCGAACCGCTTGGCATCTCTCGTGGTGATATCGAACACACGTTCTCCTTTATGGTCCAAGGTGAAGACGCCGATCTGTTTCAGGATCTCGCTTCCGACGAGACGGGCCGTTCCGTCGAGTTAGAGATTCTAATCCGAGCAGAGGATTACAAGGACAAGATGGTTGGCGCACGCGCTGGTACCCGAACCTACTCGGGTTCGAGTGGCGACCCGACTGAGTTCCAAGTCGAGGGCATTGCGACGGGCCGCGACCAAGGAACTGTCTGATCGAAAACTACCGTTTTCTCCCATCGTGAGACTCGATTACATAGAGTCTACACGCTGATAGGAAACTACTTTTTTTTGTCGGTCGGTTTCTTTTCTCATAATAACTACGACCTCGTTGCGTTCGTGAACGCAACTCTGTAGTGGTTTTACTTTCACGAGAAAACCACGACTACTACTTTAATAGAGAGATCAATGAGCGACCTATTTGAAGTTCGTAATAAAACCGAGTCGGGTGCTGATTGGCGTGGCGAAATTGATGTCGTTGTCGATGACGAACATCACGAACTAACTGTTCGTCAGTTGGTCGATCCCGAGTTTTGGGAAGTGATGAGTCTGGTTGACACGGACGAACTTGACGAACTGCAGAGTGAACTGCCCGAGGATCTGATGGAAGAATACGACGAGTTGCAGTCCAAAGACAATCTTTCGGGTGAGGAACGTGAACGGCTTGAAGAACTACAGTCGGAAGTCGAGTCGGCTGATATTAACATTTTCGATACACTTTCGAAGGACACGTTCGACGGTCTTGTGACGGCTGCAAAATACGGTGTCGAGCCAGACGCGGAGGACGTTCGGTACGCATTGGCAAACTTTACTGACGACATTGATCAGTTGTATGGTGGTACGTCCAACGAGGATGCTGAAGAATACGTGAACGACCACATTATTGGCCCGATGATAGACAACTCGACTGACTTTACGTCGTTTGCCATCGGTATTAAGGTTCTCGGAGCGACCTTGGACGACGAGGGAAACTGAGGGAGTTGGCGGAATCGCCAATGGGGAAAGAAATGTATCTGTTGCACGACAATGGTCGAAAGTTATTCACGTCGGCCAAAGAATGTACACCGATGCAACGATTTGTGTACATAATGGCAAAAGACCACCACGAGGAAGACCCACAACAGGCCCATTCAGACCCACACGGTCTTAAACAAGCAAACCAATTTAATCAGTCCAAACCGTTCTAACAACATTCCCTCACCTAATCGGAAACGTAATTCTACGTTTCCTTCGATTGTGGGATTCTATGGAATAGAACCCACACACGCACCGCCCCATATTGTTGTAGGGGTTATAGGATAATAAAGGTTTCGATCTATCTGAGACTACTACATACATAGAACAAAGGTGATGCCCCATTTCCGCCATAGAAAATCTTAAACTCGTTGTTGATGTCGATATCGCATCGGCGCTGTCGAACCTCCAAGAGCTACAGCAAGAACTGTCCGACTTGGCTGACAAGATACAGAGCGTCGATACACGCGGTTCTAAGGGCATCAATATCAACACGCGACTTGATGATCTCGATCAAGAACTAACGCGCATAGCGACCGAACTGGAAGCATTTGAGGCCACTAACGATCTTGAGATAGACGTGGATCTCGAAGGATTGAGTGGCGAGGTTGCGAAAGTTCGTTCGCAGTTGGCAGCCTTACGCGCATCGGAAGGTATAACGATATCGACTGATGTCAAGCGAGCAACGCGGGTGATCCCACAAGGCGACTTTGGCGATATGTCAATGCAAGCAATGTCGTCTCTTGGAGACTTTAATATTGGTGAGGATTCTGATAAAAATTTTGCAGACGTTTTACGGAACTTTAAGAAAAGCGTAACAGACGCGAAGGAAGAAATGAGTGCGTTTGATCTTCGGATGACCGATATGCACAATATGTTGGCCCGTCTTGTGCCGCTACTGCTCGTCTTCATCGGTGCGGTGCCTGCTGTTATAACAGCACTTGCTGGACTCGCAACCGCTGCTATCTCGGCTGCCTCGGCACTACTCGCCATTGCTGGCTTCGGAGCACTTGGTGTTGGAATGGAGGGCGGTGAGTTTGATATGGAAAATCTGTCCGAAGTGATGGACGATCTTCGGCGTGATTTCCTCGATGCGTTTGCGCCGTTAGCCGAACGCCTCGAACCGATCTTCCGTGACGCTGCCGACGCAATGACGCTCTTTTTCAACGCGATCTCCCGTCAAGGCGATGCGTTAATGGAGTTGACGGACGATGCACGAGCGTTCGGGCAGTTTATGATGGATTGGGTGCCCGAGGTACTGACGGCGATGGCGTCAATGGCAGAAGCCTTCTCGCCCGTCTTTGGAGCCATTGGTGACGCACTCGATGACGCGCAAGTACTACGAACGTTAACGCGTCTCACAATGGAAGTCATCCCCGCTATTGGGCAGATGGCAGATACGATTATTTCGGCCATTCCGTACATTATTAAGATGTCTATCGGGTTTGCGATAGTCTCGAACGCCATTATGGACGCGTTGAGTGTCCTCGGTTCGTTCTTGAGAATGATCGGTATCTCGCCCGAGATGTTGGGCATTGTTGTCGGTTCGATGTTAGCACTCGCCTCAGCAATTGCGCTTACGAATACCGCACTCAACTCGTTTGTGGCGTCGGCAATGGCGTCCGCAATATCTTCGATGTATTTCTTCTTCCTTTCGTTGGTCAGAACTGGTAGTGTGATGACCGCATTTGCGACAACAACCATCGGGAAAGCTATAATTGGATTGTACAACTATATTGCCGCTGCAATTAGTGCTGCTGGTGCAAGTGGAACACTTGGAGCATCGATACTGTTCTCAACCAAGGCGTTAGCGGCGTTCTTGACGTTAGCGTCGTTGGGTGTGTTAGGAGCAGTGCTCGTCCCGATGGCACTTAGTGCGGCGTCATCTTTCACGTCGCTCGGTGATTCGATCAACTACGCCGCTGATGCGATGGGCGAGTTTAACAGAGTCTCATCCCAAGGCGATGATGGATTCAATCCGTATGACGGCGGTGGTGGTAGCGGTCCTTCTGCCCCGAGTGCTGCGGTGACGGGTCCGAACGGAAATGTTATTATCGAGTCGAGTGGTGATCCGAACAAAGATAGATCGAACGGTCGGTATGCAAGTTGGCGTAATGGACGAACGACGGGGAGTGAAAACTAATGGCTGAAATACGCGTCCGTGACCAAAACGGACAATATATACGGAAGGAAGTACTGTCACGAAAAGCAGCAATTGTCCGTGGTAGAATTGACGGCGATGGGGCCATTTCTGAAGACGACGATGACGTATTTAAACCCAAAGTAGCCCAACGAGTCGAGTACGATCATCAAGGTGACATTTCACAAACAAAGACGGTCTGTGGCGAAACGGAGAAACGTCGTGACGCCGATGAAGGACCAGAGATGACGATTGAGGGCATTATTACGTCCGAGCAACTTCCGAAACTAAAATCGTTTGAAAACGCCGATGCCACACTCATTTCCGACGTGCATAGTGGTCCGATATACGTTGGCAGACTAACGATTGAGCAAAATACTGATATTACACACTATATCGAAAACGGTGAAGAAAAGTTAGCGTTCGTGTTTCAGATCCAAACGGGTGAGCAAGATGACAACAGTTAATCTTGAAGAACTTACGAGTGGTAGCGGGCTTACTGTCAGCGATGACGATTTTGTTGGTACGCAAGCCGAGTCGTTGCCACCCGTTGATCTGGATTTTTCGTGTAAAGGAGAAGGATCAAATCCTGAAACGGTTGTCGATATCAGCCAAGACGATAAGTGGATACGGATTCCCGTTAGCGGTGTTGACGAGTGGATTAACAAAGACGGGCCAGCAGATATTACTCGGACAGCCAAAGTACAGTTTCCGATGGAGTGGGGTGGCGTCTCGATAGTACAGTTCATCAACGGGTTCCGCAGCCAAAACGGGTTCGAAGAACAGAACGATTCGTATGATAAGTGCCGAATATACTTTTGGGACGACTCTCCAACAACCGATAACGAATGGCAGATAGCCCATCACGGCTATGTCGGTGGTGTTGGGCCATCTGACAACGGGACAGGCAAGTTTTGGGTGTATGACGTTGCTGATCTGATGAAAGGTGTTGCTGTTTCGAACGGATTTAACAAACCGAGTCTCTATACGGCGTTGGAGTTTGCGGTTCGAGGCACGGATGAGAACGGCAACAAAGTGGGTATTCAAAACCGAACGCCGTGGGATATAATAAACTACACGGTGTTCGGTATTACTGACATTCCAGCACAGAAAAAGTCCAATATTCGTACCGAGATCCCACAGACAGAAGACGTGGCAGAGCAGAGTGAGGCGGTTCGGAGTATCGGCAGTCAATGGGCGTGGGAATCTATCATCAACCCGCTTTCGGAAACCGTTGGCGATGCAATCGACTCACTCCGCTCTATCATCGACAAAATCGCTCTCGATAGCAACAAGCGGTTCCAGATTAACCGTCACAATATGATTGACTATATGGAGTGGGTCACGTCGCTTGTTGATGGCCGATGGTGGTTCGAACCGTTTGCTGATGCGCCCGTTCTTGTTGTCGATGCGTCTGCTATCCGTGACGGCGCTGCAACGAACAGTTACGACCGTCGATACTTCGTTGACCAACAGACGGTCGATGATTGGCGAGATGTCCAAGAGGAAGCACGCGGTGCAGCAATGTTGGAAGAAGCAGAGCGTCGTGATGATGGCATTAGTGACGATTTCATCACAACGACGGTGGCCGAAAGAGATCAAGCTGATTTCCAACTTGGTGACACGATTCCCGAAGACTACTTGCCACCGCACAACTACAACATTTTCGAGCAAGTACGAACGCTCAATAACAATGCGTTGGCCGATATAAAACCGTTTAACACGTTGGAACTGTATGGTGAAGGGACAACGTTCCGTGAACGGTACAGTATTTTCGGACTAAACGACTTTAGTGAAGCGTCGTCTGTCGGTGCCTATACTGAAGAATATCCGTTTGTCAAGGTTCAATACACACCACTGTTGGAACGTGCAAGCGGATACGAATATACGGCCCAACCGATTGAGTCCGACAACATCTTTCTTGATAGAGCAGAAAACGCTGCAATTAAAGAGTTTCGAAAACACTTGGCCGAGGAAACTGAAGGATCGATTACAATTAAAGGCGAACCGTACATACTACCGTTCGATTACATCGTTTCGACCCCAGTTTGCAACGAAACGTACGAAAATGTAAACGCCCAACCAATCGAGTGGGAAGTAAACGGCGTCCATCACAAACGCCACGTCGGTGAGCAGTATAGTACGGATCTCACCGTCTCTATCGCCGTCGAGGATCGGCTAATAAACGTCGAATCCGAATACCGAGAAACATAATGACGACCAATAAACAAGTTTATGGCTCGTAATAACCCATCCAACCCCTACACCCGAGATCGAAATCACACGTCGAAGGACATTCAGATGCCGATCTCAAAAGCACGAGTTGTTAATGCTCGCTGTGACGACTGTAACGGCTTCCATACGGTTCGAATTCGCGTCTACGGCGATGGCACATCATATTTGGCACCCGTACTGACGCCGATGATTGGATCTGTCTGGATTCCCTCGAAAGGCGATGACGTAGCTGTACTTTTTACACAGTCCGACAAACCGTGGGTAGTCGGATCGTGGTATGCGTTAGATCGTGTCGAAGACGGCGATGTTGATTTGCCATCCTACGACGTTGGCGATATTCGACTCGGCAACCACAGCGGCTCCCACGTCACTGTTCACGACGACGGGCGTATTTCGATCCGCACTGCTGAACAACAGCGTGTCGATATTGACAGCCAAACAGCCTCGATTGAAAAAACGACGGATCAAACGATCAGTGGTGGTGACACGTTTGAAATAATCGAGTATAATAGTGAAAAATACGACGACGTAGATTTGTACAATATTGATACGTTTACACTCAAAGAAGGCGGGTCGTACAATATTACAGCGTCGTGTCTGTTCCCGAACGCTGGTCAGAACAACACGTACAATATTGGGTTATTCGTGAACGACGAGTTGGTTAAACGAAAGGCCCGCCAAAGCGTCGTTAAAGAGGAACTATCGTTGGACATTTCATACAACGAAAAACTATCAGACGGAGATACCGTTACAGCACGGGTTCGACAAGATAGTGGTTCGGATAAGACATTACTCGGTGATCCACGAACAAATGACTTTACGGTACGGAGAGATGGTATTTAATGGTTACTGACCTACGAGTAGATGAAAACTTGGACACGTTCCTCGACGGTGCAAACGATCTTGCCACGATTAGCGGCATTGAGCAGTTAGAACAATCGACTGCGTTGGACGTGCTCAACCAAGCACAGCAGTTCTCGGGTGGGAGATTGACGGGTACAAACGTTGGCTTGTTAGAGGAACGTGTCCGTACATCGTTGGAGTCCGATCCACAAATCGAAAACGTCGTTAACGTATCGGTGGCCGAGTACAATACGGACACGGGTGCGGTGCAGTTGGATGTCGTTGTGACAAATAATGAAGATTTCACAATCGAGTTGATACTATAATGCCAATCGTAAACGGTTCATACAGACAACAGACGGAAGCAGAGATTCGAAACGACCTCGAAGACGAACTGCGAGCGGAGTTTGGGGCCGATATCGACCTCACGCAGTCGTCAGTGTTCTCGACGCTGACTGCTGTTCTCGCCTCGACGCTCGCTGACAATCAAGAAGAATCGATTGCGGAAGTCTACGATGCTGCTTTCCTCGATACCGCAACGGGTGAAGACCTCGATAACGTGGTTTCGATTATCGGGATTCAGCGTCGTTCTGCGATCCATTCGACAGGCGTCCAATGCTTTATCGGCGTCGATAAGGCCGACCAAGATTACGTGATTCAACGCGGCACGACGGTCCAAACTGAAGGACAACCCATCCAGTTCGAGACGAGCGAAGTGGCGGTTATGAATCTCGTTGATTCGTTCGAGAGCGGCGATCTAAGCGACTACAGTGGCGACGTTGGTGCAGCCACCGTAAACGTCGATGGATCGGCCACAGACGGCGATAACGTCCTTACAATGGACGCCACGGACGGCGCTGTCATCTACAAAGACGACATCGAGCAAAAACAAGGCTCGGTGTATCACTGCGACGTGCGTCCAACTGCGGGTACGGAGCCGACCGTCATTTTCGGAATGGACCCGTTCGATGCGTCGAACTACTATCAAATCGTTTTCGATGAAGCTGCCCAAGAAACACGGCTTGAAGTAGTCGAGGGCAATACGGTTACGAGTACTATTGACACTGCTGCGACAACAATTACCGCAAACGAATTTCACGAGGTCGAAATTAACTGGTCGATAACGAACAATATCGGCATCACCGTGTCCGACGCCGATGGAAATGAGTTATCGACGTTGGGCGGCGACGACGATACGTACACACGAGGCTATGCGGGCTTTAAGTCCAACGATGCGAACAGTAGTAAGTCGTTCGATTGGTATACCACTTCGGAAGTGAGCGCCAATATCCGTGCCATCGAAGGCGGTGTGGAAGGCAACGTCGGTGCCAACTCGATTCAACAACTCGTTTCACCACCGTCGAACGTCGATCGAACGACGAATCTGTATCCTACGGGCGATCCCCAATACGAAGACCGCGATCAAAATAGTTTTGCTGTCGGAACGGACGAAGAAACCGACTCGGAACTTCGGAACCGAGCCTCTGAAGCGGTCACTGGTGGTGGTGATGCAACCCACGATGCAATCGTTGCGGAGTTGACGAACAACGTCGATAATGTTAGTTCCGTCACCGTCTACGAGAACAAAACTGACATCGACAACACGGGTAGTGGTGGACTGCCATCCGTGTCGTTCGAGGCGGTCGTCTATGGTGGTACTGATGAAGACGTGGCGAACGCACTATTCGACAAAAAGGCCATCACAGCACGCGACTATGGCGGTGCGAATGGTACTGCGGTATCCGTAACCGTCACTGCTGATTCGAATGGACAGACGAGAGATATTACGTTTTCTCGACCGACAAAGCTCGACGTGTCGATGAGTCTGGATGTCGTTATCGATGATTCATACATCGGTGATGACGACATTCGAGATCAGATAACCCAATACGTCGGTGGCACGTTATCGAACGATTCGACTACGATTGGGATCGGTGTTGGCGAAGACGTGCGTGTCGATAAGATCCGCGATATTGTCGTTGGTGACGATAACGGCGTGCTTGGATTCGACAAATCTGTCGATGGAACGCCGATTGAAACGACGCCTGCAACGACGACGGTCGATGGTCTTGACATTATTGATGTGGGTGAAAACGAAGTGGCACAGACCGACGCAAGTGATGCGACCATTACAATCAACACGAGAGAACGATAATGGTTCACAACGACATTCCAGACGAACGAAATATCCGATACGCCGAACAGAATTGGGACTCGGCACTTGCGTTTACTGGCGGATCGAATACACACACACTATTTAAAGCACTCTTAAGTTCATATAATAGTGTCGATGACGACATTGAGTCACTGTACGAGCAAACGCACATCAACTCGGCAACGGGTGCTGAATTAGACCAGTTTGGTGAGTTAGTAAACGTCGAACGGAAAAGCAACGAGTCCGACGCAAAATACCGTGCTCGAATCAAAGCAACGTTTCGTGCCTCAACTATGGGCGCAACGTTTGACCAATATGTTGAGTTTTGTACGAGCGTTCTCCAAACAGACGTTGCTAATCTAAACTTCAACACACCATATGAATCCCAACCAGCAACAGTAATTGTTGGTGCTGACGGGGATGTATATAATTCTGTTGGATTTACAGCCGAAGAAATTGTTTCGCTGTTAGAAAAAGGAGTTCCTGCTGGTCACAGAGTTGAAGTTGTCGAAGGCGGAACATTACAGTTGAAAGAAGATGGCGAAGGAGACGATCCAACAAAAGGACTTACTGCTGACGATATAGACGAAGGTGGAACGTTGTCAGAAGATATTTTAGAATAGTTAACTCATAAGAAACTCAAACTTCGTTGCGTTCGTGAACGCAACTCTGTAGTGGTTTGATCGTGCGAGAAAACCACGACTACTACTCATATAGAAACAAATGGCTTGGACTATCGACAACCGATTCCCGACGTGGGGTGAAGAAGGTGAATTTCCGCCCGATGGATTTTTCTATACGGGCGGCGATCAAGTTAACGAAAAGCACCTTGATGCGTTGTGGCACAACGTCGAACGGTTAGAAACCGATACTCGTGACGCACTTACTGATATCGATAGTAACGAAGATGGAACTGTTGATAATGCAGATCAAGCACAATCAATAGTTGATGGTGGTGGTCTCCAAGGAAATTTAGTTGCAGCAGATGGAGAAATTGTGTGGGATGAAACTAACACATATATTCCACAAAGTCGTTTGGAAAACGATTCTGTTACAATTAATACAAATGAAAAATTAACTGGTGGTGGAAATGTTGAGCTTGGTGGGTCAGAAACTATTGGATTAGACGAAACGACTATAGACCACAACAATTTGTCTAATCGAACACATCAAGAAGATGATTTATCACCTAATTCGATAGATGCTGCCACGGTCAGTACAGGCAATGCACGGATCACAACCGTCTCGGCTATCAATAATGCAGAACCCGTTGATGAGCGCATTAAGATAGCCAAACGGACAAATATTAACGGCACAGAGATTTGGTCGTTTAGCGGCTTCTCAGACCTCGTGCGGTCCTCACCGACGGTCGTGGATGGAGTGGTATATGTCGGGTCTGACGACAATACGTTGCGGGCAATCGATGCGTCCGACGGCACAGAGATTTGGTCGTTTAGCGACTTCTCAGACCTCGTGCGGTCCTCACCGACGGTCGTAGATGGAGTGGTATATGTCGGGTCTCTCGACAATACGTTGCGGGCAATCGATGCGTCCGACGGCACAGAGATTTGGTCGTTTAGCGGCTTCTCAGGCCCCGTGCGGTCCTCACCGACGGTCGTAGATGGAGTGGTATATGTCGGGTCTCTCGACAATACGTTGCGGGCAATCGATGCGTCCGACGGCACAGAGATTTGGTCGTTTAGCGGCTTCTCAGGCCCCGTGTTCTCCTCACCGACGGTCGTAGATGGAGTGGTATATGTCGGGTCTGACGACAATACGTTGCGGGCAATCGATGCGTCCGACGGCACAGAGATTTGGTCGTTTAGCGGCTTCTCAGACCTCGTGCGGTCCTCACCGACGGTCGTAGATGGAGTGGTATATGTCGGGTCTTTCGACAATACGTTGCGGGCAATCGATGCGTCCGACGGCACAGAGATTTGGTCGTTTAGCGGCTTCTCAGGCCCCGTGTTCTCCTCACCGACGGTCGTAGATGGAGTGGTATATGTCGGGTCTTACGACAATACGTTGCGGGCAATCGATGCGTCCGACGGCACAGAGATTTGGTCGTTTAGCGACTTCTCAGACCGCGTGTTCTCCTCACCGACGGTCGTAGATGGAGTAGTATATGTCGGGTCTGACGACAATACGTTGCGGGCAATCGACGCGTCCGACGGCACAGAGATTTGGTCGTTTAGCGGCTTCTCAGACACCGTGTTCTCCTCACCGACGGTCGTAGATGGAGTGGTATATGTCGGGTCTCACGACAATACGTTGCGGGCAATCGATGCAGTTGAGCGGTTTGCTCGCTTGTACGTGGCCGATAGTGTGGGATGGATACCGCTATATCGTGGACCCAACGAGCAACCACAGGTGGCAGGTAGCACACTCACAGGCAACTACAGCACACAAAGGGAGACGAACCAATGACAAAATCTATCAAAACGGACGGTAGCGGGCGTATTATGACAATATACAACGGCAGTAAATCAGGCGACGAGTGGGCACAAATCCCTGATAGTGAGTGGCCTAATGTGACCGAAGATAACGTCTCAGTAGATTACCACTATGACGGGGAAACAGTTACCGCTGAGACGGGACCGATCCCCGAGGACAACGATCTACTCTGAGTGAGGTTCTAACACCTCTTTCATTCGGCCTACAATGAAATAAATACGGGTGATGGCCAGTAGCCGCTTCGACGGTTTAAATTTGAAGTACTTGATACAATAATATGAATAGCATCATCGAATCATTTGGAACCGCTGTACGCTTCGTAGAGCGGTTTCTTGGTCCAGACGATGATTGGGTCGAAAACGACAGACGAATTGCATACGAAGCCGCTGAGAGCCTATTTGGACGCTGGCATAGCTTCACCGTCGAAAAGACTGCAAAAGATTTGCTATGTGATGCCAAGGCAGATTCAGATACGATAGAACAAGTGCTGTCGGCTGAAGGCTTCCAACGTAATTTGGCATCGTGTCGAGCCTATCGAAAACATCACAGTGGTGGTAAGCAGTGGGCGAACGGTGCCTACGTACTCGACCCCGTTCACACACGATGGCAACAGCACGTCACGTTATTCGACACCAAAGACGGCTATACAGACGTATATAGCCACACCGAAACGTCCGTTCGGAAGGGAATGGATCATCTCACCGAACCGAACTACAAATTCGAAGATCCCACAAATAGAATTAGGGACATCTTTGAGCGAAACAACATCCTATACAACGAACAATGACATACGGATTTGAACCAAGCCTCGATTTCTTGAGTCAACACGTGCCGCTGTGGTTTGCACTGCTTTGTGCTTTCACATCGCCGTATCTGTGGGCACGATACGCAAAGAACGGCGTTCACCAAATCGCAACTAAGATATTCAACCTCGACACGGATCGTAACACATAAGTAGTACCGTCCCCTAACAACTATTATATGGATGGTATTAGTCGAGACGTGATAGACGGCGTTGGTCCAAACGAGATCAACGTTCGATTGTACAATTATAACGGTCATAAATTGCCATCAGTTACAACGGTTTTGAAAACACTCGAAGACGACAAGAGTGGCCTCTACAATTGGCAAGACCGTAACGATGGAACGGACGATAACTCATACCACGAATATCTGTTCTGGTACTCCCGTAATCTTGGTACCCTATCTCATTGGTATGCCCTATCGGAGTTGGCGGATATCGAGTGGACTGATGACGAAGCATCTTCGTTGGCTGTACTCAACAATATCGACGTAATAGAGGACGACGACACGTACGTTTTTGATGGCGTTGAGGTCGATGGGTCAAATCATACCGAAATACACGATGCAACGCCGAGAGACGTGTTGTATTCGGTGTTGAAGGGTGATACGAAAAAATACGGCGGCACAGTCGATTCGTGGGGCGAGTTTTACGACGCGTATCCACCACATCGACCACACGATTTCTACACCAAAGGCCTTATCGAACGCGTCGAAGCCGATGTCTCGTTCTTTAAACACGCCCAACTCGACCTGTGGGCAGACCTCGGTGTAAACTCCGACACTGTTATCACCGCAGAACAGTATTTATTCGATACCGAGGTCGGCTATGCGGGTCAAGTCGATCTGGTGTACGAAGACCCCGATGGCTATACGGTCGTGGCGGATCTCAAAAGCTCATCAGGCTGCTACGAGAAACATCAAGTCCAAGGGGCTGCCTACGCAAAAGCAATCGAACGGGAGATGAATATCGCGGTCGATAGACTCGAAGTGCATCGAACACATCCACGAACGGGCTGTGCTGTTGCACACACGTCAGATAAAGCAGTCGGTAAACGCGATGTTCACGAAACGAAGTACTGGTCGGATTCCTACACCGAACTATACGAGCAATTCGAGGCACTTGTGGAGGACTTCGAATATGAAACTTGAGACAGCACCATCGGTTGAGTACGATGACGAGGAACTAATGACGTGTCCGATTTGTGACGGCGAAGACACCTACGTCGAATACGATTACGATAAGGTGTGTATTGAATGTGGACACGTTCGTGGTGTACCGCAGTCTCGGGGGCAGAGAACCGAGTGGGAACAGTGGTGGGAACACCGCCGATCCGAATATAGTGGCTGGTACGGTGAAAACCGTATTCGGATGGTCGGCGGATTCGTCAGTTCCTATTGAAGGCGTTTCAGACGACGCTCACGACGGTTGTTTTGTGTATCCGATGATTCCCTCTCGCAACAAAAATGAATAGCGTCAGCGTCGTCTCAGCGGCTATATCAACTCGCCGTACTTCTCGTCGTATGGGCCATCTATTGACCCATCTTCGTTGACTTTGAAGTAAACTGAAAAAACACAGTATTTCATTTGCCTCGCGTTTGGAATCCCGTTATAGTCGCCGTCGTAGAGATTCGACTCATACAGAAAATCTCTGTACATCTGCCAGTCGTCGTTGTATGACTCTATTGAGATCCAGATCGGAAACTCAAGATTATCCCACTGGACAACTGTATCTTCATCAAATTCCGTTTGGCAGTCTGGACAGTATTTGCCGCCTCCGATTACCTCGTTTTCTTCGACTTTCTTTTTGACTTCCAATCCATCTCGGTATCCGCACTCTGGACACTGGTCACTCATTGGTTGTGTGGTAGTAGTCTTCGATCCCAACTGCTTTACAGATTTCGATGTGGTCGGCGTCTGCTGCGGATGCGGATTTCGCCTCCGACAGTAGGGGTTTGCGTATCGATACGTTGTTCGAGGGCGTTAATCGAGCGCCAAAGTACTCGATATCGTCATCGTAGTCGCCATCAGTCAAGTACTGTTCGAAATTGCGAGCCTCGTAGATCAGTGGTTCGGTGTTCGGGAACTTGAACACGACGTATCTGCTCGTCCACGATGGCGTTTGGGCAAGCAACGACTGTAGTTCATCGAGGCCACTATCGCCATCGGATGAGCCACTCATTACCGTAGCTCTGTTACCGCGCTTCGAGGCGTCACGTTTCTTTAGTTCCAAATACGCAACGTTTCGTTCTATTTCACTCTCCCAAACCACCATTACATCGGCTACTTCACCCGTACTCGATCCAGAAAAGTCTGGTCTATGCGCCTTCACACAGCGCCGTGTGTCTTCGTTGATGGCGTTTTTGATGGCTAATTCATACCGTTTGCCTTTCCCCATTAACAATCACCTATCGAACGTGGATCGGTCTGTGGCGTCAGATCGCCATCTTCGTGAATCGACTCAAACTCCGCAATTACCCACGTCGGTAGTTCTTCTTTGTTTAAAATGGCGACTCTGTTACCCGTCGATAGGTTTTGATCGTTTTGTCGTTCGTATGGTGATAGTTTTCGAAGAAACACGGACTCTTTGAAGCCGTGTGGTTGGACGTGTGTAAACACAAATTTATGTCCAACACGTTTGTCTTCGAATATCCAGTTTGTGTTACCTTCTGACAGTTTCTTAATTACATAATCGGCGTCTTCTCGGCGTCGATACACATCACTCATACGTATCACCTTGGAAGCCACGACCAACGTTCGAGCGGTCAATAATCGACAATTGTTCAAGTCCACCAACTATCGTGCCCGCAACAACGGAAACGGTTTTAAGATCGCCCGTCGTCGCCATCGAACAATCACCGATATCCGTAAGTGTCGCACAGTACTTTTGCCCATCAGTCTTGTTGGCTAACACGATTTCTCTGACCTTTTCCCACGGTGGCAGATCAGTCCGATACGTGTCGAAGTTAAGGAACAACGCGGCCTCCATTTTCGTACCCAATCGGTATCCAACGGGCGTGTGCTGCACGCCGTACTGGATCGATTTTGGTTTAATCGGGCCAATCGTCTCGTCTGGTGGCGAACAGCCAAACAACAGCGTTGGTTCGGTTCCAACGGATTGTTTCAGTTGTCGATAGTCCATCCTATATAGTATATAGGATCTCTAACAAGAAAAGTGTTTCGAATTACGACAGTTCTCGTTCCAACATTTCAGCGTCTTCGTCGGACACTTGAACGATCTGAGACACCGAGTGAAGTGGATATTCGACACCAATAGGTTCATCATCTTCGTCCAAAATTCGAACAATAACGACGCCATCGCCAACCGACATATAATCCCACGAATCACCGTTCTTCTGAACGGTAGCGTCTTCGCCTTGCGAAACAACGACGCCCGCCATTAGTGATACACCTCCATCGGAACGTCCCATCCAATAAGCTGCATCTCTGTGAACGGATGCCACTGGTCACCGTCGAAGACCTTGACTCCATACGGGAGAATGACAGTCGTCCCCAAACGACACTCGACTTCCCCATCAACGTCTTTGAAGTTCGCGTGAACCTCTCCGTGTCGTTCGATATCTTCCGCCATTTCCAATAGCAGTGTCGAAATTTGGGAGTACTGTCCGTCCATCCGCACCGTTCCGTATTCTGCTGGCTGTAGTTGTTCGTCTACGTCCGTCATCAACCATTACTACGGGTTATAGACGTAAAAGAGTTTCGAAAAAGACAGAATTGTAATTAGGACCGATCTACCCTTTCCAAATCTCAGACACTTCGTGTCAATCGGTGCGGAAACGACTCACTTCGTTCATCCTTTCCACACACGACGAGTGTCACCACATCGACTGCATCGTTCGATCCGATAGCCGTGTTTGGCCTTCGAGGTAAGCAGATCGTGTTTGTGATACTCGTGCCCGTAATAACGACACATTGCGTGACTCATATATGATTATCTCGTGTTGTTAGCAGTCATAGTACGTTCTCCACGAACCAATCAAAGTTTTCCCACAACCGTTCTTCGAACTTCACGACTACGTTGCCATCTGGTGCCCGAAACGCCCGTTCGATTTGCGGCGAGTCGTCTTCGATATCGTACAGATTGTCCATACTAAACGACGAGTCTCGATCATAATGATCTGCGTACGTGTCGAGATACTCGAACGGTTCGATCGGTACGAGGACGTTCTGCTCGCCAACCGATTCCGCATCCGTATCGACCATCGTGAAGTAGATAAACACGGGCACATCGTACTCGCGTGCCCACTCGGCGTAGTGAATGTAGTGACGGAGGTTGCAGATCCCGAACCAATCACTGTTTGTTTTGGACTTTACGTCGATGACGCCACGCAAATTCCATCTCTCACCATCCTCTCCGTAGTGGTGCATAACGCCGTCACAATAGTCACTCGGCCACTGCGACGGCGGTTCTTGACCGTCAATCGGCTCCCACAGCCGCAAATCCATCTTATTGTCGAAGATCAGGCCGTTGTCGTTGTTACGTTCATCGATACCCCACTGTTCGACGTGAAGGCCGATCTGATCGACTCGACCTTTAAAGTAGGCTTCCGCGATGTCGTGTTTGGAGTAGTTGGCCTTGAGGCTATTCCAGTCTTCTCGATTGAGCGTATCGGGGTCTATTTGTGTCTTCTGCATCAATATGCACCCAAGGGAAGCTCTGTTGGTGCGTGCCCACCGATTGTAATGATATCACGAAATACGTCTCGGTTGCTATTGTCATCGCGTTCCATATCAGCATATAGGAACGCTACGTATATAAAGGCTTCGGAATATTATTGGTCAGGCCACGCGCCTTTCGGTATCATCTGTTCCTCAACGTTGTCACGAACGTAGTGTGGCACAGCGCCTACGTTAGTCGATGAATGTGTTGCCAGCACTGAACCGTCCTCGTATAGTGTTCGTTGCCACGACGACGGAAGTCCGTCATCGATTGTGATTGTGTACTCGATAGCACGACCGTCGTGTAGCGGATTGTCTTCACGTTCGTGTTTGAGCCACACAGACACTTGTGCGTTTGAGTGGAATACTTCTGTCATACACGAACATATACATCCTACGTTTACATAAAGCTTTCTATTCCCACTTGCGTAGAGTCTGATAGCGCCTCATCGAACGACCACCCCATTGCCTCTAAGATCGGCGTGAGTGGGTCTTCAAGGACTTTCTCAATCATCTTTGATGTGTCCACCACAAACGCATCTGGAACGGCGTCAGGCTGCTCACAGGCGATTGCATCGACCGTGCGCCCATCTTCCTTCGTCTCTGCTGTGTAACTCGATGGGTACTCGCCTCGAACGCGGTCGATGTAGAGCAATTGCGGTTTCGATCCCTCACCGAGATTCTCCCACTCGAAGTGTTGGTTCGCGTATTTGGCACCACGATAGGTCGGCATCGGCGTGTCATCGACCGACCCGTATTCGGTCGGTTCTTTCGACATTCCTTTCGGGCGAGCAATTTCGGAATTGGCTATTTCACCGTTCTTTATCGCATCGACCTTCGATTTAATCGTCTCATAGACTTTGTTTCGAGCCACTTCTTTGTCGTCCTCTCGAAGAATCGTTGTGATTACGTCTTCGAGGACGGATCGGGTCACGTCAGCACGGTCGGAGCGAACGATGTCGATGCCCGTGACGGAAAACTCGGGTGGGTCGTACCAATCGCCCTCGTCCCACGCGATGATCTCTGCGTACCTCTTTTTGGCCTTCTCTTTGGTAACGCCTTTCGGAACGAACAGCCACGGCGCATACGACTCGATCTCCAACTCCATATACTCGCCATCGGAGTTGAACATCTCGTCCGCAAAGTCGTCATACGAGTCGTTCACGATGTCACACGCCTCGATAGCGAGATCCACGATCTGTGCTTGATCTGCTCTCGTATCGGCGTCCATAAACGGGATGGATGTCATTACACTATCCGTGTCCCCGCCGACCTGATACGCATTGTTTCCATCGTATCCGTACTCGTCCTTGAGGTCGTTGAGGGCATCTACATATTTCGATGCAGTGTACTGGATCGTCTTACGCCCGTACAGCGTAATGGACTCGGCCAACCGCCAATCGAATAGCCGATATCCCTTTCCGTAGCTATCTGAGTCGCCAAAGACACCCCACGTTGCGTTTACGATTATCTTTGCAGGCCCGTAGAGTGGCGTGCCATCGTAGGCGTCTTTGAGTCCCATAACGTGATCAACTACTTGTGACATAAACCCTTCTTTGATCTCGGGTTTGAGATAGTAGAATTTCTCGTAATCTGGATCGTCTTCCTTTTTTACGTTATCTTGTCGCGTATCGATATAGGACCATCGGCAGTCGTCTTCAGTGTACTCGGAGGCTTCGAGATCCGACTTTGTTCCGACCGCCGTCTCGGGGGAGATGTTGCAGACACGAAATGCGTTGGGATACTCAGACCACACGTCGGGATAGACAGCGTTCGGGTGCCGACCCAACTCGGGTTCGAAGACGTGGCCGCCATAGAACCACCCGCGTTCTGGTTTCTCATTGGTGGGCAGCGCAAACCCGTTTCGGTTCGCAAAGCGGATAATGTAGGGATCGAGCGTATCGATCGGGTTATGACAGTTCTCGAACTGCACGCCCGCCAAGGCTCTGATATTCTGAAAGAGATCGATAACTTCCGCACTCTCGTCAATCCCAACGACTGCACTCACGTCCCGCATATTGTATGTGAGGAACGTTCGTGGGTCTTCCACATACGCCTCGTCAATGTCATCGATGTCCTCTTTGCCGTAGTCGAGTTCCTTCGAGGCGATGTTTTCGAGTCCGTAGCCACCGTTCGGCTTCGAGAACTGCGTCTTCTTGTACGCCTTCATCATATCGAACATCTCGACGCCCTTGCCACTCGGCCCCCAACTGCCGTCCCACACTTGCCCCATTGGGGACCACTCTCTGAAACTGAGCACGTTGAGTGACTGACAGCGGTTGATAAGATACGGGTAGTCGAAGGCCCCACCCATATCGGTAGCAGAACTGTTCCACCCACTAAGGAGATCAGGTCGTTTATCCTCGACGTATCGATTAAACGAGTCGAGCATCTGGTCTTCATTGGCTGCATCGAACACGCGGACCTCGTTGATGGTCGAGTTTGCTGGCCGTTCCTCGATAGCCATATTCGATATCTCCGTGTCCGTTTGTGTCCACGACTCACATCGTCGGACCCACACAGTGTACTCGTCTGCGTAATTATCGTAGGCTGTGATGGCGGTGACGGGCTGATTGGCCTCGTCTGGTTCGGGGAACCCGTCTGGCGAAAGAACCTCGATATCTATCGTCACAACCCTTGGGGTTGCACGCCAAGTAGGGTCATCCACCGCCCGTATATCGGACACGTCCAGTTGAAAGTCGCCACTGATGTGCTGCCCGTCCGTTACGTCAGCCTTGTTGTACTCGAAGTGCGTCTTGATGCCCGTATCGATCAGAAACCGTGTGTCGTAGAACACATCGGCTTCATAGGTCGTATCGAAGTACTCTCGGAGGCCCTTTGTATTGTTGTCACCACTGATGTGTTTGGGAAGCTTCGTCTCAGTTCGGACCAACGGGTCTTGGTGGATCGATTGGTACCCATCTTCGATGTTCGTAACCCATTGATGATTAGCAATCTTTCTGGTTGCTGCTTCACGAGGGATATAGAACGAAGGTGAATGACCCGTTACTTCGACCCATACGTGTTCGTCATCACGGTTTCGGCAAAACAGATGCACGACCGTTTCACCAAATCGTTCCTCGTATTCGACCCCCATAACGTGTAGTTGAGTCGTATCCCGAGTGAAGTCCGCTAACGAATCCATATACTGCTGTATATGGGACGGTAGTATAAGAACGTTATGGTTCTAACAGACAGACTAATCGCAAACAGTCTAACGTTGCACCTTGTAGTAATTGTTTCTCGTGTGGTTTCTCACACGAATCGATCATTTCTAACGACATTGCGATATTGTTGAGTGTTCTATCTACAACCATGTCTTTAGAGCGTTCGTTCATCGGTGTTTCAACACATCATCGAGGGCAAAACACGCATCCTCGAACGTTTCTTCGATCACATCGACGTGGTAGGTAAACCACGGACTCAGCCGTTCGGTCGGTACTGTTGTTTGGGCCACGACGGGCGTGAGCCACTCGTGAGCGTATCGAAGTTCCATCGGAGTCCCACACGTCGGCACTTCCTCCCAATGGACTAAGATGGCGTCTGCGCGGTCTATGAGCGATAGGTCTTCTTCAACGATTTTCGTGTTCGACCATTCTTCTGACTCGTCACAACTATTGTCATACTTTTCGAGCGGGTCGATCCATTCAAAACCGTCGATTTCTTTGACCCGCTGTCGCCATCCCTTACCACGGTCTGCGGAGTGCTGAATGGGCCCGCATAGGTATACTGTGCTCATTGGTTATTACTGTGTATTTTTCGGTGATTTCCGTGCGTCAATACTTCCAAGTTTTCTGCTCTGTTATCCCACGGTACTTCGTTTCTGTGATGAACGTCATATCCGTCAAAAATGTCTGACGGATCAGCACCATTAGCGATTGCTGTCAGTTGATGGACATACACAACGCGACGTTTACCACCGTTGTGAACGAAAAATCTTTCATATCCATCTCCGTCAATTGTCATTGTTGGTGCTTCTTTTCGATTTTTTATTTGACAATCTGAACGATTTCTTTTATCAATGCTATGCCTATCCAGCCAATTTTGAATAGTAGTCGCAGTTACACCACACGTTTCTGCTATTTCATATGTGGTCTTTCTGCTTTCAACATACTGCCTACGAAGCCAAGACTTGTTTTTGTACTTCTTCACAACAGTACTACGGTATCAGAAGTTAAAAGGGTTTCGTCCTACTCGTAGCCGTCTTCGTCAACCGACCCGATATCGTCACGAATCTGACTCACTGTCAGATCCCCGATACCGTTCACTTCGCACAAATTTTCGTCGGTAGCGTAATAGAGATCATCAGGCGTGCCGAAGCCTTCTTCGCGGAATGACTCGGCTCGCGTCTCGCCGATTCCCTTGACGTTCGTTAGATCCGTCTTGCCACTCGGATTGTCTTTGTCGTCGGTGATGATACCGTTGTCTGGTTCATCAACCTCGTCGGAAAATTCTATCTCATCTTCACCAACGACAAGGTGTTCGCCATCGTGTTCGACGGTCCTAAATCGTTTTGTTTGGAAATACTCACCATTTTCCGATTCATTTCCTTCGCCATCGTCTCTCGGATCATCGTTGGGCGTCTCTGCAACTGTCGTCTTACCATCTCCACGAAGGTACAGATACGCACCCACAGCGGTAGCTGCGGAGGCGACAGTGATACCAAATACGGCGACGACTGACATCAGATAGCCCCCACAACGATATCGCCGTGGTTGTTCAACTCAGCACCAGCAACGTGTCCATCAACCGCAATCAGATGGTCAAACGTCACGTCGTCTCTCGGGATCGAGTGAACTTTCGAGAGGAAATCGACCAACGCCGATTCGCGGTCAAGCAGTCCGTCATCGGGGATGACAAACTCCTTCTGCCCACTCGAATACCGTTCGCCGTCCGACGTATAAACCGTGTACGGGAACGTCACGGTCGGTTCGTCTTGGGTATTCGGATTGGGCGTTCCGTACTCGGCTTCCAGACGCAGCGTCGTCTCTCGTTCGTCAAACAGTTGTCGTAGTTCTTCGATCGGGTCGTTCGGTTCGGACGAACCGAATAGGTCAGTCAGTCCCATTACAGCCTACACTATGGGACATAGGTATAAAAGACTTGTGTTTTAGAGTACGGTGCCTCGTTCAGCCTCGAAGTCCTCGACGTAGTTCGTTAGCCGAATGTACTCACGAAACGTAATATAGTCGTCTTCAAACATCCGAGCAAGCATTATTGACGAGGCAAGTATTTCTACCGAGTTTCGATATTCATCGACTTCCTCGAAAAACTCGTCTCGGTCATCGACATCGACATCGAAATCGTCGTATTCGTCACTGTCCTCGATCTCGGAAAGTGTCTTGTCTGGATAGTTTTCGGGATTCATAGTGCCTCCGACTTTGCTCGCAGTCGTTCAACTAACTTCGTCTGTAGCCACCAGCCTCGCAGTCCATCATCGATGTATGATAGACTACTGACGAGCGTTCGCCAATCGTCAATCGGCATCGACAAGTAGTCAGCTTCACTCTCACTCATTCCATAAATGTGCTCGTCGTACACGCGCCGTAGTTCATCGGCCTTCTGTTCCGTCTCACGGTTCGTGAACCGTCTAACGAGTTTTTCCACAAACCGCACTAACTGTGCCGATTCGTGGCTTCTGATCTCAATCGGAATGTTGATCGCAGTGTCACCCATACAAATGTATATAGTATCGGGTAACTAATAAGACTTTCGAAAAAAAAAGAACTATTCCTACTCCCACACCCGTTAGTCGTATCGGTTGCTACTCCATAGCAGCGCGTTTCGCTAACTACTATGTCGGCACCGAGATACACTTGGAAAACACTACTTTCACAAGTGGTTTGGCAGATATGGTCCAGTAGGCTTCAACCCCATTACGGATATCAATAACCGATCGGTCATAGAGCTTACCCACATTTCACCGATGGCAGCCACGGGGTTTCTACCCCCTCACCATAACCATCGTGTTTATAGTGGCCCGCGTTTCAGTATTTATAGATGTGCTAAACCAACGCCGAAGGTCACATCAGTCCTCTCGACACACTACATTATAATAGCCCGATTAACTTAAACCTTTCGTATTTCTTCTACCGAAACTGGTTCAAGCGTTTCATCCGCATCGAGATCAACGATGTCTGCTTGTTCTGAGTGCGATGCACCTTGCAGCAGATACTCCCGTTCGCCGTCAGACAGCGTACACGCCGTTACGTCAGTCAATCCGATGTCTGCCTCGGCTACGTCACATACTCGTAGTGGGCAGCCTCTCAGCGGGTGTGAGTCAATCTCGATTTTGTCGCCTTCCGATAGGTCAGCAATATTCATCGATGATCTCCTTCACCAAATATTTCAAGTCGTTCGTCTCGGTCCATCAGCTTGTCGATATTCTGCTCGGCTATGCTGTTGAGATCCGTATCGAGCAACGTTGCCATCTGACTCAGATACCATAGAATGTCACCGATCTCGTAGACCGCATCATCGAGATACTGTTCATCGTCCTCTCGAACGTACTTCTTAACCTTTTCAGCCAACTCGCCCGCCTCACCGTTTGTGGCTAACGCCAAAAAGAGTGCAGTCGTTTCTTCGTCACCAACATCAGGATCAGCATACTCCTTTGCTGTTTCACGAGACAGCATTTGGTAGGTGCTAAAGTCCATACAACATATTATATGGACTACACGTATAAAAGACTATCGTTCTGAAACTCTTGGGAACTGCTCTCGAAGCACGTCATTCATCTCTTTGACCGCAATTCGGACGTTTTCATCAGAGGCGTGCATATCAGCAACGTGGACCATCTGTTCGAGGTGCGTTTCTGGTGACTTGCCTTTATACCAGCTTCCGTTATGCGCCTCGACTGCGCCAACGACTTCTTCGGGCATCTGTGTGTTTTTCTCAAGCCATTCTCCCATAATCGTATCGTGGTTATAGACTGTCGATTCCGTTGACGTTGGCGGTGATCCATATTTCATTCCATCGTGACAAATGCACGCAGCACGGCCCATATCCACCTCGTCCCAACTCAAGTGATTCTGTTGCACCATCGACTCGGCAGTGCGTTCGAAGGCCGTACAGACCCGTTTCGTGTGCAACACGAGTCCGTGACGAATACGATGTTCAGGCGGATGATGTCTACTTGCAGCGGGTGCCATCCAAAAATAGTTCGGGAACTGCTGTATGACACCGATCGTCGTTTCCCGAAGCCGATCGTTTTGAATGTCGTTTACTTCGGGGAACCACTCGATTGCTTCCTCACGAGATGACGGTGCGTACGTGTCATCTCTTAATTCTAACTCCATACATACGGTAATAGCCGTGACAGTATAAGTGTTACGATCTGTTGTTATTCCACCACCATTCGAAATTATCGTTAGCGGTGGATTCGTTAATCGGCTTCGTTTCTTCAACACCGTAGCCTAATTGATAGCCGTCCCAATAGGCGTTCCACGCAGCGTTTTTCGCCTCATCGTCGTATGTGTATCGTTCACTCATCGTCTGCGTGCCTCTCAACGAGTGCAGTACCCATCGCACTATAGCCCGTCATATCTTCCCACGCGTCCAACGTCGATTCGTTCTCCAACTCGGGTTCGTCTTTCATCAGCGTCAGATTATACGAGCGAATTAGCTTGTCGAGTAGCCGCGTGATGAGATCATCGGCGTTCTGCTCGAAGGTTGAGGTGTTTGTTGGCGTGTCGGCCAAGACGACTGCTTCGACCGCGTGCTCGGGGGCAGATGACCGCGACTCGTACACGTCTGTGCCCGCAACCCACACAACGTCAGGTCCGTGTTGGTCGGCCATCACACGTTTGATGACACTAACTTTCTCCCACGAATTGCCGTAGTCTTCGTTTTTCTCTTGAAAGACGCCCTTCAACCGTTCGAGGATATCACTCGGCGTCTTCATCGTCCTTGATGTTGGTAGGGGCGTCGTAAGTTGCCATCCATTCGTCTTCGGAGTCTTCACGATCAACAACTCCGTACCCATCCACCTCAAATCGTTCAGCACGTTCCTCGGACTCGATAGCGAGGTGAATTTCGTCTGATTTACTGTCGTCCATACACTACCCTATACGGGAGTAGTGTATATAAAAGTTGTGATTGTGATTACCAGTACGATTTGTTCACATCATCGTGGTGATACCACGGCGCATCGACGTTCGTGCCTGCTCGAACGGGATTTTCGATGATGTTTGCGTAGGGGCTGTCAGCCATCAGTAGACACCTCGTTGGTCGCCATCCCGTCGAGGCGATGCCTCGTCATCCCTTGACGGATCTCTGACGGACCCGTCAGAGGGGTAGTCGTCCATATCGACGTTATCGCCTGTCTCGACGCCACTCTGCATCTGTTGGACCATCGGATGATCTTCGATATCCTCACCCATCGTGTCTTCGAGGGCATCAACGATTTCCTCGTCAGATTCACACTCGTCCAACCGAGCCTCAAACTCCCGAAGCGACTCGATCTCGTCAATCCGATCACGTAGCTCGGTTTCGATATCGAGATCCCGTTCCGAAACGAAGGCCCCAAGCGCCAACAGCACGTCAACGACATCAGCTTGGAGTGCGTCCTTCGCACGTTCGTCGTCTGCACTATCGATCTCGTCGTTCTCGACGGCCATCTCGATGTTCTTGACCGTCCGAAGCATATCAGCCACTCGCGTATTCACGATCGTCTCGGCGTGGTTGGGGATCTCGTGGGATGCGTCTTCTGACTCGATCTCGACTTGTTCGGCAGCAAACTCGAATACGTTACCGACAGTTAGTTCGTCCATTACAGTTCCTCCTTCGGTTCGGGTGTACTTGTATCTTCCGATTCGGTACCAGTCGGGATGTTAGCGATACCCGCCTCGTTCAGAATCATAATGAGGTTCTGAATATCGATATGAATATTTGCAGTCGGTAGTTTGCCATCATACTGTTCACCTCTTTCTAATGAAAGACGGATGTCGTCAACCCACTCGTCACTCAAATCGCCAACGTCAGCGTTATGTAGTAACACAGCAAGACGTTCTCCTTGCATTTTAGGAAGGTTGTTGAAATCGATAAACAAAGATCCGTGCGGGCTTTCCATCACTCTTTCGCAGCCATCAATATCTGAAGCGTATCCTCGTGCCATACATGAATCTATACGTGGTAGTGATAGTTAAAGGTTTCGAAAAAACAGCAGAATTTCAATCAGTGGTTTTTCAGCACAAACTGAACCCGCAGTGTGCCGAACATTTTTCGCAGCCCTCGATGAAAGCCAACGGTGCGCCGCACTCAGGACAGTCGTTTAGGTGTGACATAGGCAAATACGTAGTAGTTTGAGTTATTCGATGTCGTGGACGACGATGTACTTCGTGTTATCGCCATCGTCGTGGATCTCGAAGATGTCTTCGGATCGGAGCTTCGCAATCGAGTTTTCGATGCGGGAGAGCACTTGGCCGTCCGATAGATCACCCCACATCGGGTCGTCGGGGTCGAAGATCGTGCCGTTCGTGTCAGCGTTCTCGGCGGCCCGTTCCGCACGGATGAAGTTGAAGCCAGCGTCGTCAGTGTACATCTCGACGGGACTCGCACCGAGCAGATGTGTCGTCTTCAACGCATCGATGTCCTCGACGGTGATGCGATTATCGTCAAGCGTGTCACAAAGCCTCTCGTGGACCGCCCCATCGACTTCATCGAACTCCGTGGTAGATTCATCGGACCCGCCACCGAACGCACTCAGATCGTCTTTTGCGTCGTCTGTGTTGTCCTCAGTGGACTCGGACACCACCGAATCAATCGGGTCGTCCGAGAGCAGATCATCAGTCGTCGTGACGGACAACGAGTCTTTAAACTCGCCAACAGTCTGTGCGATAGGCTGATCCCGAATCGGATCAGTACAGTGCTCGAACAACTCCCTATAGATGTCGAGATTCGGGTGCCCGAACGTCGATCCGCCCAAAAACTCGTAGAGGTGGGCACCGTTCTCACCCTCGTTTTCGTGGACCTCGATTAGATAATCTTGTTCCATATCTTCGAGGATACCATTCGACTGTCGTCCGTGTCCAGTGAGTTGGGCCTTACTCACCTCGGTAATGTCGGCATAGTCTTGGATGTACTCACGAATGTCCTTGTGTGGGGCTTGCAGACCACCGTTCGGGCCGACACCGCCAACGCCGTTATCTTCATCGGTGAGCGCATCGATGACGGCCAACTTCTGTTCGTTCATATCGTGCGTGACGGCCAACAGCAGATCCCGATAGGCGAGCACGTTGGCTACGTCTTGGGGATCAGCAACGTAGTGTGTGACGCCGTTAATGTCCATCGTATCGCGGTTGTGGTAGTTGAGTCGCGTCTGCCCGCGAATGTGGTTTGCGATGGCCTTTGCACCACGTTTCGATTCAGTCTTCTCGTAGTTGAGGATGTCTTGAACGACCTCGAACACGTCCCACCCATACGAGTCGATATCTGGATGGCTGTTGATCGGCCACTCGATACCCTCGTCGTACGGGATGACGACGGGATAGGAATACTGCTTTGGATCTTGGTCCCACAGCGGATCGAGTGGCTTCGGAATGTTCGAGATGTGATTTTTGACGGCTTGGACCCCATCCTCGAAGTTGAAGTTGTATTCGTAGTCACGATTATCGACACGCACCTCACGATGGTCGAACATCGTTTTCGCAACAGCCTTGTTGAGTCCCTTATCGGACTCGACGCGGATCACCATCTGTCGTGTCTGAAGCTCTTTGGGGATCTCAGCGTTGTTCTCGTCCGCAAAGAGAAAGACGGTGGGCATTGCTTGTTTCTCGATCTCGTCGGCCTCACGACCACCGTCACCGTCGTCTACGTTACGTGTGTGCGAGAACCCAACACCTTCCTCGTCAGCGTCGTCACCCGCAGACGATTTGACCATTTCTAACATTTTCCCCTGCATCTGCTGAAACTCTGCAAAGGCACCGATATAGGCCCCGTCCCATATGTCGCCACTATCGACCAGCCCCATATCCGACGTTGAGCCGACTCGGAGCAGCCAATGGTTCGGATATAGTTTATCAACGTTCTGCTTTAGTTCCGTCTTACCCTCACCCGACTTGCCCCGAACGATAATCTGTAGATACTCGTCTGGTCGTCGTGACAGCCCACTCGCATAGGCTGCATTTAATGCAAGGTATTGGGACTCGTTGCCAACCATTTCTGATCGGATTACGTCAACGAGGTTTTCCGCAAAATTGTCTGCGATATCATACGATGGTGCGGTTTGATCGTCAAGTTGGATTTCAAAATCTCCCATCTGTACTATGTCCTATAGTTTCCTTGCATATAAATGTTTCTATTCATACTTTCCAGTATCAGGATTTCTACGTTCTTCTCCGTGCTTTTTTCTGTGTTCACTTTTTTCAATCAACTCTATATTTTCTGACCTGTTATCCCACTTTACACCATTTTTATGATGTATTTCTACAGAATTATCCAACGCATCAAAACCGTACTCTGATACAGCCAGTAGCCTATGAACATAACAAACTACTGTTTTATCATTACTACTTCCATCCCAATAAGGATATCCTAATACACTAACACGATATGATGCTGGTCTAAAAGACGCATACTTTTCTGGCGACCAACTATCTATGTTAAACTTATTTCTCCAATAAGATATCGTTCCTTTAGATACATTAAACTTATTTGCTATCTCTTTATCCGTCATTCCCTTTTCACAATATAAATGTCTCAAGATACTTTCGTCTTTGAAATTATCGCCCATGTACTCAACGATAGGGGAGTGGTGTATAAAACAGTTACGATTGCGAATAGTCGTGGTCTGGAATGATATCCCGTGTGTCGTTCCAATATCGGGCTTCTATTTCTCGATAAAAATGTCTTCTTAAAAGATAATCATATTGTTGTTCTATCTTTTCATCACATATATGGTTCGCAGCAGATGTTGGTATATGCCACGTTTCATATGTTGGATTATACTGCATATATCCATTAAGAAGCGTAGACTGTTCGTGGGGCGTATAGACGAAGACTAACGTTTGTTGCCCAATATTTTCAATACCTAATATTGTTTTTTGTTTTACTTCTTGTGCCTCATCGACATAAATAGAGTCTGGTGTTATATTGCTATGATCAAACTCGATGTTTTTAGACGAACTGAAAAAACGAACCTTACCACCACTTTTGTGAAGGAGCCGAGTACGGTAGTTACGTTCCCAACTCTCCCTTTTTGTGAATCTATCTACCAATTCAAATACTTGATTTTGCTTTGGTGCAACGATCGCAACCCTTTTTCCTTTCTTCGCATCCTCAATTGCATTATTGACAATCATCGTCGTCCCACCAACTTGTCGTCCCTTGGCGATAATATGCTTCCCGTCAGCACCAAAGAAATCCTCGACGTATTCATTACCCTCGTCAGTGTAACCGCAGTTTGGACACGTTTCCATGCCCAACAATACTATAGCAGTGTATAAAAAGATTTCGGATTACAAAAACGACCGAACGTGTTCGATATCCATTTCTTCGAACGGGTTTTTCAGCGGGTTTTCGAGGATTGTCCCATACACCGAATCGACTGCGATAAGTAGCTGTCGTTGTAGATTAACCTCGCCCCCGTTGTTGGCAATGACGAAATCGGTATCATCATCGATATAGATTTCCTCACAACCCCACTCGGACAGTTCACGGTCGTTACGTTCCATGAACGTGTCGAACTGCTCGTGTTGGGCGTGCATTGTGTCACCGTACTTGCGTTTGAACCGAAGTTCAGGAAGCGTCCAGACAGCGACCGTCGTGACAGAATCAGCACCGTAGTGAGCTTCGAGGGCATCGATTTCTTCGGGACAACGAATCCCACTCACGATCAACTCCGCATCATCGCCGTCGTATAGTTCCGCGATGTCGGAGGCAAAACAGCCCGCCCCGTCAGCGTCCTTTTGTTTGGCCGCCCACTCACCAAGTTCGTTGTCCGAGGCACCGTCGTCACAATACGCGTTGTACTCGGAGCGAACGTAGTCGGACATTTCAACGACGCGTGCAAACCGACCGTCGTGGCGAATAATCGAGGCGATCATCTTCGCCGCAGTCGATTTGCCACTACCCAACGGACCTGCAACAGCGAATACGTGTTCTACCATACACTGATGTCTATGGGGGAGGTCTATAAAAAAGTTATGATACGTTGTCGTGTGGCGGATTCCATCTATATTTACAATTCGGACAGTTCCGAACCCACGTTGCTTTCGATTCCAATTCGAGGTCACTGTCGCAGTTTGGACAGACGTGCTTACAGATGTGTCTCGTTAAATCCGTACCACTGATATTGTCCTCCCAATCAGTCTCGATTTTCGGTGCTTTGTTCAGTGTCATCGTCTATGTTGTATGCCTCTTTTAGCATCTGTTCGCGCCATTCCACATATCTATTCCAATACTGTTTAATCGTCTCCAACATCAATGTGTTCACGAATGTACTCGGCCTCTCGATTGTA